TGTTTTATCTAATTCTTGTTGTTTATTTTCTGCTGCAAATGCTCCACGAGCCAATGAAGCGCCCATTCCACCAATTTGTCCTGGAGCAATCTGTCCATACATTGAAGAAACCTGTCCTGCTCTTTGAGCTTCTGGAGAATAAGATGCACTGCTTCTAATTGCTAACTCTTTTAACTCTTTGTCTTCATTAATTTTTGCCTCATCTCTAATACCGTTTAAATATTCAGCAAACTCTCCTTCTTCTGTTTGTTCTGAAGATGTTTCTGAATCTACTTCTTCAGATGATACGGGATCTTGTTTGATTTCTGCAATACTTTCAACTACTTCATCAACACTTGTTGCATCTCCAATGTTTTTTGCAATCTGGTCAGAATTAGATTCTGTGATTTGCATATCTGGTGTCTCTATTCCTAATAATGTAGCAGGATCAGTAATTAATCCATCTTCTGCTATAGTACTATTCCTCATTGCTTCTATACCTTCAGGAGAAAGACTTTTTACATTATCCATTTCTGTAATAACAGGCTGTGCTAAGAGAGATAAATTTTCACCTCCCATTTGAATATCTTTTGTTAATTGATCCCTCATATTTTCAAGTTGTTTTTTTCTTTTAGGATTTAAAGAAAAACTTTTATTATCTAAACTAAATTGAATTTCTTTTAATCTTTTTTTAGTTTCTTGTAATTGAGCAGCTGCTTCATGCAAATTATAACCTGGCAAACTTTTTTTTCTGTTAACTGCAAATCTTGGGTCTTCTTTTAAACGTCTCAAAGGACTTTTCTTTCTTCCAATATATGGTCCTTCAGTATAATAATCTCCAAGATCTGGTCCTAATGGACCTGGCATATTAAATTGTTTAGGTGTTCCTGCAAGCATACTAAAAATTCCTTCACCGTAACCTTTATACATATCAGGAAGAATAAACTGGCCTTCACCAAATCTGTCTTCTAAAGGTAAATTTATATCACTGTCTTTAAATCTATCTGTTACTTTTCCGCCATTTGCAAAACCTTGAACGGGTCCGCCTTTAGAAAAACGTAAAGTTATATTTCCTTTAACGCCAGAGCCAGCGTAAGGATCATCTGTATACGCTTCTAAAGATGCTGGGCCTCTAGAATATTTTAAAGATTTTTTACCAGACTCTCTATCTTGTATAAGATCAAGAATACCATCTCTAACACCAAATCTAGCTCCTCTAGATTTCTTGTTTGAGTAAAGTGGTCCAAAGTTAACTCTTTCTTCTTGTAATCTTTTTGCAAGATCTATTAATCTTTCTTGATTTACAGAACCGCCAGACTTCATCATCATAGGTCTATTTTTCCAATTAGGCATTACACAGAACCTCCGCCAAACGGTCCTAATCCGGCAATTCCAGCAGACATTCCATAACTATCACCTTGATTTGGTAAAGGTGTGTTAATTGAGTAAGTATTGTTTGGTAGGCTTCCGGTTGTTCCAGCCATATATCCTAACAATTGAAAAGGTAGGGATTGTTCTGCATAGAGATTAGATTGTCGTGTATCAAGAAGATTTTGATTGTAATCTCTTAATGACTGACCATAGGTTCTTGCTTGATTTAAATCACTTCCATACATATTTTGAGCAGCTTGACCTAAATTTGTAAAGTCTCCCGCTAAATTACTTAAACCTGTTCCTACTTGTCCATATCCTCCAGCTGTATTTGTAACTTGTTGTGCCATGTTTGCATAAGTACTACCAAGACCAGATATACCTTGTGCGGCTACTTGATTAGCTTGACGTTGGTTTTGAAAATTAGTGTTGTATAAATTAGATAAAGAATTGGCTAAAGTTTCTGTTGTGTTGTCTTGTATGTTAGCTCTTTCTAAACCATAACGAGAACCACCTAGTGCGTTAGATCCAGCGGCAGACCTAGCTAATTTTGTTAACTGAGTAGCTTCTTGCTTTCTTAATCTTTCTGTTAACCTATCAGCGACTTGTTCTGTAAAAGGATTTTCATCTGTCATTCCTTGGTAAAGAGGTAAAGCGCTTTGCACTAAATCCATTCCTTCACGTGTTCCTAAAATACCTTCCGTTATAAAAGGTGTTTGTTCTCTTTGTAATGCTCCAGCTTCACCGTATAAATTTCTTGCGTCTTGTAGATAAGGTTGAAATTGTCCTATACCTGCGCCTGCGGCTTGGTAAGCTGACTCTTCTAAACCTGTTAAGGGAGCTATATTTCTAGTAACAGCGTCTTGACTAAACGGACGACCTATATATTCCATTTCAGGCATTGGATTGCCTAAAGAATCTTTTCGTGTTGTGCTGTAAATAATATTACCAGACTCATCTAGTTTAGGCTGTGTACCACTTACTAAATTCATAGACTCTTGAACAAGAAAATTTAATAACTCCCTTTTAATAGGGTCCATGTAAGACTGAGTTGATTGACCTATCTCTGCCATTACATTCTCCTTTCAAGGTTGTTCATCAGATCATACATTTTGCGTGTACCTTTTGCTCTTGAACCATTACCCATATTTCTTACGGCTTCGGCAGTCATAACAAATTCACCGTCTGATAATCTTGCTGGTATTGAATCACTTGTTCCTGTTCCTGGACCATTAGCAGCACCACCAGATTGTAAATCAGCTATACCTCCAGAAGCATATCGTCTTGGTCGCATAGTTCTAGAAAATCCAGCCCTTGATGGATTTAAAGTTTCTTGTCTAAATTGATTTCTTAATCTTTTATCTTTATCTTCAGCTTCTTGTTGAAAATCTCTTTTTTTATAATAATCAGGGTTAATAGCTTCAGCGATTAATTTACTAAACATTGTTTTGTCATAAGCTCCACCACCTAATCTGTCAGTGAAATATCCTATTCCCTCTCCAAAACCTGGCGCTCTTTTAGATGCTTGTTGTAAAACACTTTGTGCGCCAGTCCCTGTTTGAGTAAAAATTACTTTTCCAGTGGTAGGGTTGGTTGCAGTTGTTCCGCCCGGTACTTGTTTTATAATAAATTCTGTTCCCATTGGACCTTGTTGTTGAACAGATGCAATGCCTGTTGCTGGGGCAGAACTACCAAATAAACCAACAGGGTCATAGTTTGTGACTTCAGCCACCTCGCTACCACCTGATATTTTTGTTTGATTAGCTGGACTAAAAGATGCGTTTTGGAATGAACCACCATAACCATCTTGGTCTTGATTAAATGGATCAGGGTTCATAGGAGGAGGACCGCTTAATGCTGGTTTGTTACCATATATTTTTACATAATTTTCGTAAGACCCTCCTTGACCTCCAAAAAGATTTTTATAATCATTAAATTGTTTTTCAGAAAGATTGCCAGACTCAAAATTACTTACATATTGTTGTTTTTGAGCAGGGGTTAATTTATTATATTGTTGTAATAAATTTTTAGGTGTTGGTTTTGATGAAGATCCTTTAGATGTTCCGTCTATAGTTCTGCCTAAATTGCTAAGTAAAAAGTTTCTTGCAAAATCATCACTGTTTCCACCAAACAAAGACATAACACCGGCTGTTCCTAAAGATTTGGCAAGATTCTCAGGTCTTATAAATTCGCTTCCATATCTTCCTACTTCAGTAAATAAATCTGTAATCCAGCTCATGAAATCCTCACGTTATCTGCAATAATGATACAATAACATCTAGCGCAGTGCCTGTACCAGCATTAATTATTAATTTATCACCCGCTTCCAGGTTGATAACTTCTCCGTTTTGAAGAACTCTTTCTTGCGTTGTTGCAGCAACTGTACTCGTATCCCATATGCCTGTTACGGTTGCCGAGCTATCAAAAACACTTACAGTAGAGTTAACAGCACCAGCAGTAGTATTATATATATTTACTACTTTAATGATAGCTTGTCCACCGATTGGGCAAACATAAATATCTGTATTACCAGAACTTAAACCACTTTTAACGATATTTAGGTAAGCACTAGCCATTAACCAATAAACCAAGAGAAACTTTCAGATGATTCTCTTCCTTCTGACGGTGTCTGTATGCTGTTAAAAATCCTTTGAATATCGCCAATAAGTCTACGAAAATAAGATTGTTCGTAAGCACTTCCGGGTAATGATAAGGTAGTTTTTGTGAGGACTTGATCAGGTACTTGTGTCATCTTCTTCCATCCGCTCTCATATCTAAGCGTACTCCACCAAGACGCCATTGTTGTCCTAATGCATTTGTTTCAAACTTAAAGATAGCTTGCCTACTCCTTATGCGTGAATATAATTCTTGGCTTCCTGAATTATTATTATTAGAAGCGTTTGTTTCAAAAGTAAATGTTTGGTCTGTAGTTGGCTGATTTAAGCTAGAACCAAAATCTCTTACCTTAACTGTTAAGTCTAGAGATTGAGTCGGTGCGGTACCATAAAAATATATATCGGGAAGAATACGTCTTATAAACATCATTTGATTTCCTGATCCTATATCAATGTCGCTTGATTCTATATAAGCTGTCATAGGAGATCCATCATCGTCATCACCTGTTTCTTGATTGTATAGATAGTAATTAGTACCAGCGGCAATTGGATTAGTTACAGATGTTCCTACATCATCCCAGGCTGTTCTGCTTAGTGTGCCTACAACCCAAGTATTGTCTACATAATTAAAGGTAACATAACGATTTATTTCAGTAGAGTTAGCACTAGGATAATACCACGATACTTCATTAAAGTTTTCATTACGGCCAGCAAATATTTTATAGCGTTGTGATATATTAATATCATCAAAAATATAACTTCTTACGGTGCAAGGTAAGGTTCGAACACTACCATCATAAACATAAAAGTTTTCGTTATCAGCGAAGTAAACAACATTATTAGCATTAACAGCAGCGTTTGGACTAATAATAGATATTCCTTCTGCCGTTAAACTAAAGTTAAACACAAAGTTACTTCCTGTGTATGTCATGGCGTACATTGCGGTATCGGTCCAAATAACAATTTCTTGTCTAGATTTTAACCCTGTAATAATTTTACTTCCAGATGATAACCTATAATCTCCAGCTGAATTACCATTAAGAACTTCCCATGTTGTAGGGTCTTCTGTATCAGACCATCTAATAAGCATAGGATCTTGTGTTGATGACCCAGAAGCGTTTGCACCTAAACACACGACATGTTTACCTAACTCACTAACAAGAACCTCTGTTACTATTGTTGGAGCTTGACCATCAGCACCTGGTATAGTTGATAGAGGAATAGCACGCGATGTTACATTTGTGGTTTTATCCCAATAATAGACACCACCATTTTCAACATTAAATACTAAATCTTCACCAAAATTATCTTTACCCCATAGACGCAATTGTTGACCGTCTGTCAATGATGTAGCAGCATTGCCCCACCCAATAAACGTGTCGGATTGTTGTATAGGAACACTAGCATTATGCGAAGCAGCCGTTGTTCCAGATTGACCACGTGTACATCCTGTAAAGCTTCCAGCTGTTTTTCCGGTGTACGTTACTAATTCTTCTCCAATAAGTATAGTTCCTGTTGATGTAAAGGCAGTTGTCGTAGCGGCATCTATTGTTGTAGTTACAGCAGAAGTTGTTCCTACAGAAAGAGTTGTAGCAACACCAATTTGCGTTCCACCCCAGTAACCAGCTCCAAAACCAACACCAGCAGTATAGTCAGTAGATCCACTGTTAATTTGATAGGTTGCAGTAACTGTTCCGCCGCCGGGGCCGGCGGTAGACGTGGCTGCATTAGCAACATTAATGGTGTAAGTATCATTATCAACAACAGTTACGATTTGTTGTTCTTTATTAAAATCAGCAGCCGAAACACCGCCTACGGCGCTGGCTCCAGAAAAAGTAACAAAATCATTAGCTTGAGCGTTGTGAGCTGTGTCTGTAACAGTTACTAAAGTTGATCCATTTGTTGTGCTAAAAGGATTACTAATATTACCAGTTGCTCTTATAGGTGTAATATCATTATAAGCTTCACCAACAGAAATATAAAATTTAAGATTAGTTCCAACACCAATAAACTGTGAACCATCAATAGCAGCCCATTGATTTAGGCTTCTGCATATACCTTCAAAAACTTCGTTACCGCGTTTTTCCCATCCACCTATTTTTTCTGGAAAACCATAACGAAATCTTACTTTGTCAGAGTCATACCAACCACCTTTGTTCGTATAACGTGTGCCGTCTTTTACAACGCCTTGTTTAAATTGTATATTTTCTAACGTCATTAGTCACCTTATGATGGGAATGCTGCACCATAAACATCTACTCTTGATCCTGATTTTAAAGTACCGCCACCTTGTTGTGTAAAGATTAAACCAAAAACAGCAGTAGAGTTTGCGGAAGCTTCTTTAAAATAACTTTGAGTTGTTTGAGCTATAGTACCACTAGCACCACCATCTTTTGTTGAAGTTGATTGAGAGTTTCCATAATAGTTTTGACCTGTGCTGTATCCTGGAGAGCGAACTAAATATACAGTTCCTTCTACAATAACGTCTGTAGCTGAGGTTGGTGCTGGCGATGATCCTATAATAGCATTAGCATTAGCAGATACCTGAACATTTGTAGAAGTAACAGTTCCTGCACTAGAAACATCTTGATAAATGTAACTATTGTTAAATATATTACTAGCGGACAC